ATGGCACGTATCGAAAATCACAAATACAGTATCGAGGAAGCCTTTAGGGAGTGCTTCTACATCGTCCCGGACTACCAGCGTGAGTACGTCTGGACGGATAAGGAGGTGCATCAGCTGCTGGAGGACATCGGTGAGCAAATCGATGCGGGCACGACGCGGGAATATTTCATCGGTACCGTATTGGTATCGCCGACCGACCAGAAAAACCACTATGAGGTCATCGACGGCCAACAACGGCTGACCACGTTCTTCCTTCTGCTGTGCGCGCTCAAACATCTGTTCCAGGGTGAGCCCCAACGGCAGATGATTTCGGGGCTGATCTCGACCAGCTATGTGGACAGTGACGGTGAGGTACGCACCAACCTGAAGCTGGAGCCCCGTTACGAGAGCGCGGGTGAAGTGATGGCCAAGCTGGTGGAATTGGATGCCGATCCACAGACGGTGCGCGCAGGCATTCAGGCTTCAGGCATCGCCAGCTTCGGCTCCCTGGAAAATCTGGTCAACGCCTACAGCACGCTGTACCGCTACCTGAAAGATAACTACGACGATGCCCCCAAACTGAAGAAGTATTGGGGCTATCTGGCCAACAACGTGGTATTCATCCAGATATCCACCGACGTGAGCAGCGCGCTGAAGATCTTTGAGACCATCAACGAGCGCGGCGTCGGCCTGAACCCGATGGACTTGCTCAAGAACCTGTTGTTCACGCAGGTCAAGCAAGCGCAGTTCACCCAGCTCAAGGACGAGTGGAAAAAGATCACCAAGCCGCTGGAGAAGCAAAAGGAAAAACCGCTGCGCTTTCTGCGCTACTTCCTGATGGCCAACTACACCATCAAGAACGAGCGTGGCGATGCGGTGGTGCGCGAGGATGAAATCTACGACTGGTTCATCGCCAAGGACAACGCGGCGCTATGCGACTACGCAGGCAAGCCCTTCGAGTTCGTACGCAAGGTGATCCGCAACGTCGAGCACTATTTGGCCTTCGCCAACGGACTGGGCAACGATGGCAAACCCAGCCTGGCTATGGACAGCCTCAAGCGGTTGGCAGGCGGTGCCTTCAGCTTGCACTATGTCCTGCTTCTGGCGGCAGCGAATTTCCCGAAGCAGCTGTTCGACCATTTCGTGGCGCAGTTGGAGAGCTTCCTCTTCTACTACATCTTCACCAAAACGCCGACCAAGGATCTGGAGCGCAGCTTCTCACAATGGGCCGACGAGCTGCGCGCGATTTCGGAGATCAGCGATCCGATGAAGCAAAAGGCGCAGCTCAACGCTTTTGTCGCCGACCGCTTCGAGAAGAACATGGGGGGCAAGTCGCAGGAACTGGCAGATGCCCTCAAGCGTTTCACGCTGTACTCGATGCAACAGTACCGCACCCGCTACCTGTTGGCGCGGCTGACGCAGCACGTCGAGATGGCCTTCAGCGGGCTGAAAGTGCCGGGCAGCCTGGAGCCGTTCACCAATCTGGAAATCGAGCACATCCTTCCCAACAAGCCCGAGGACGATCTGCGCGGCAAATGGGCCACCGAAAATCCTGGGATGGTCTACGACGACTACAAGAACCGGCTGGGCAACCTGACCTTGCTGGAGAAGCCCATCAACATCGTCGCGGGCAATGACTTCTACACGGCAAAGCAGGTCGAGTACAGCAAGAGCGGAAACTATCTGACCCGCAGCCTGGTGGCTCTGACCGACGTTGGGCAAAACACGTCGATCTCACGAATCAACGCCAAGCTGGAGTCCTTCCCTGCGTGGAATGCCGCAACCATCGAAAAGCGGCACGCAATACTCATCGCTTTGGCGCAGGACGTCTGGAAGACGACGCCTATCGATGTTTGATGCGCAAGGTAAGCCACTGTGACCAAGGATCGCTCGTTTATTCATCAGGTTGCTGCCAGCTCAGGTGAAGAACCGGCTGCGGTCAATCGGGTCATCGAAGAATTCTGCCTTGCCCTACGACGGGGACTCGACGAATACAAAGGGATCAACGGCGATTACATCGGCGAGCAGCTCAATTGGGATATCAGCAGCCGGGCCTACTTTCACCTACTCGGCTTCCTTGACCAGTTCTCCGAAAAGTATCAATGGGAGCCAGGCTCAGCCCGTGAGTAGGTCTCCCGCCTATTCACCGAGGATGAGTGGAAGCCCTTCAGTCAGGAGTATTTTTCTGCCGAGACGCTTGACCATCCACAGGCCATCGCCCCGGCAATCGGCACGCTCGACGAATTCTGCTCAGCGGCATACGCTTGTGCAATGAGCCTGATGAGCAACGCCGCCTACGTGCAGAAGGAACTTCCGACTGTGGAGTTGCCCACAGACATTCGCGCTTCGGTCGAGTCCCTCTGTGCGGACTGGATCGGAACCAAACACGATGTCATCCATGAACTCGATGAATTGAAGGAGAGCCCAAACATCGAGGATCGGATTCGCCGCATCATGAGCTGGCTCGGCGAGGATATGGTCAAGCTCCAAGAGCAAGTCCGCAGGTTAGAGGCGCTGGCCACAGCGGAAGATCGTTACAGGCTGGCTTATCTATTGGTCGGCGAATCCGGTGGAAACATTCTGCGAAGTTTCGTTGCTGCTGGCGAGTCTGCGGATCGAGTGCTTGAAGGACGCTGATCAGAAATCAGGTGTTGCGAAGCAGCCAACCGGCCTCAGCCTCCCGCCGTGTTACCAGTCCCGGCAGTACCTTCCCTCCGCCGTAGACCCATCGTCGCAGTTCCTGGCCAGCTACACCCCACTCCCGCTGGTTGATCCGTCGCCGTAACGTCGATGTCTGCAGACGCCCAGCCCCGAGGTTGAACGTGAAATCCACGATGGCCGCGAGTCGCCCCTCGGGCTCCGTGGCCAACACCGGGCAATAGCGCAGCGTCGCGGCCAGTGCGGTTTGCAGATCGTGCGCCAGATAGACCTCGGCTTCGGTCTCCGTGATCGGCGTGTGATTCGGATCACAGAGGTGGCCGTAGCCAATCGTCCAGTACCCTGCAGGGCAGATGTAGGGGTGCGCCCGTCCTGGATCGACCCTCGGCACGCGGTTGAACCCCTCAAAGCGCTTGGCCAGCTCGATGGCCGTTTTCGGCACCCCGGTCACGAGCGCACCCGGTCGAACACGCGCCCGAGGAACCAGAAGTTCAGAACCCCGGCCCACAGCGCCTGATCGGCTTCCGTCCATGCGTGCAGGATGGCCGTGCCCCAGCCAGCGCCAGCGGTGACGGCGGCCGCGAAAGCAGCCGTCTTGGCCGCACAGTACAGCGCCATGAACCAATAGGTGATTACCGGTCGCACGCTGATAGACAACGCATCGGCCCAGCGCACACCGGTCTTCTCCCCTTGGGTGCGGACGGCCTCACGCAGCGCATCGACGGCACCGACGTTCCAGGCGGCTTCGGCGCTCGCACCGATTTCGGCCATCCGCTGCGCGCCGCGAATTTTCTCGAACTCAAGCGCCTTGTCCTGCATCGCCAGCTCATGGCCACGTTCGCCCTTGCGGTCGAGCCATTTAAGGATTTCGGGCGCAAGACGGAAGGCTCCACCCAGGATGCCACCGAGCAAGGTCTCGATCATTGGGGGCCTCCCATCAGCTTGAGCTTGATGGCGGCACCGACCAGCAACGCGGCCAGGATGCCTGTAGTGGCCACCTTGATGGTCGTCTGCCAAGCCGTGCGGCGGGCATCGCGCCAAGCCTCCAGCAGATCGCGCAGTTCCCGGATGTCGCGGGCGGCGTGGCCGTTTTCCAGTCCCAGGTGGGCGAGGCAGCGCTCAGAGCCACGCTCAGCAGCGCGGTCGAGCAGATCTTCGAAGTCCTCCTTGCGCAGCAGCACCATGTTCTCGACAATCGCGGGTTGTTGTTCAGGCTCGGTCATTTGCTTTCTCCAGAAATGCGAAACCCGCCCGATGCGTGAGCATCAGGGCGGGTCTCAGGGTTGAATCAGTTCGGTTTCAGATCTCGATGATTTCCAGCGTCAGGCTGGGGGCGATACCTTCGATGGCCTCGTCGCGGACGAACACCTTCTGGCCAAGGGCCGCAGAGCCCCGCGCCTTGATTCGGCCACCACCGGGCAATGCGACAGTGACCACGCCGGAGCCGACGTCGATCACGGTGCCCGCCTGCAGCGGCGGGTCGGGGATCAGTTGGCGAAACTGCTCGTAGAGGTTATGCATAGGCCTGCACTCCCAGCGTCTGCCAGACCTCGGGCAACCCGGCTTCCACTTGGGTCGCGCGGACGATGCCCATGCGGGTGACGCTGCCGTCCTGGTACTCCACGAACGCACCGGGCTCGATGATCCCGGTCTCGGCGAGCACCGGCAGGCGCAGGCTGACCTCGATCTGGTGACCCGTGTCGGCGAGCACGGCTACGCCACGCTGCCGCGCGGCGGCCGCCTCGGTGATCAGCGGGTCGACGACCATCGGTGCCAGCACTTCTCCGGCAGTCCCGGCCCGGGTCACCTGCCCGAGCACGCCTACGTCCTGCCCGGAAACGAACACGCGGTTATACGCAGGCTTTTCCAACCAGCGCAACGACTCGCGGGCGACAGCATCGACGGGCAACACGAAGTCGGGCGTGACCGTGCTCCATTCCCACGGGGCGACCGGGTAGCGATGACGCACGCGGATGCTCTGGGCCGAGGGATGCGGAATCAAGTAGCCACCGGCAGCACCGGCAATGGCGGTCAGTGCGTCGATCCACGATCCCTGCTGCGCGAACGCACCGGCTGGCACGTTCCAGTCCGTCAGGCCCCAATCGACCGCCCAGCCCAGCGGGATGCCGTTGACCGTGAGCACATCGTCCATCAACTGGCGAGCAGTGCGGCCCTCGGTGTTCGAGAACGTCATCACTGGCGCATAGGGCGCGGCCAGCACGGCGTTGTGGCTCCGGCCGGAAATGCGGATGCTGGCGTCACCGAAGATGCGCTCGCGGCTGATGCTCTCAGCCAGAACCCGAAATGCGGTGCCGTTGACGCTGGCCACAAGCTCGACGGGCCCGGTCGCGCTGCCCGCGACCAGCGCTTCGGCTTTCGCAGGCAACACCGCATCGAAGCCCCACGTCCAAGACGATGCATCGAGCGACAGCGACACATTGAACACCGGCACCGGCGTGCCATCGGGCACGCGGTGCAGGGTCACGTTGTTGATCACGAAATAGACCCTCCGAACAGGAACGACCACCGGCTCCCCATCGGGGGGCGGCGGGTTGATGTGGTTTTCACAAAGGAACAGCAGATGCCTATCGGTCGCGGCCAGCGCGGCAAACAGCAGGTGCGGACTGGGCGTATAGCAAGGCTGCGGAACGGGCGGCTCGGGCACCACCCACCGGCTGATGCCAGGTGGCGGCGGCACGGCCTCCTGATACCTGCCGTGCCAGCCCTTCAGTTGCGGCCGTGCAGTCTGAAAATCGCTCCCTTGGCCGCGCACAACCAACACAGCGCTTTGCCACCAGGACACCCTGCCCGCGCGCTTGGTGCGGTCACCGTCCTGATGCCGGAATCGCGTGGCATTCCTCAGAAGGCCTGCGTTCTGGAACACACCGCGTTGGGCTGCCGCAAAACGAATGGCGTCCTGGTGCGCGAACCACGTCGAATCCTGCAACCCGGTCGCATCCTGATGGCGAGCGCCGCGTTGCTCGGGCGCAGCCGCCAGCACCGGCGGCAACCTGTGCTCGATGCCTTGAGGAATACCCAAGGTACGCCGCCAGAACGCGGCCCAGCCAGCGGGCGTTGCGGCAGCGTCCTGCTGGCCCTGCGCGGCACCATCTTCGGTCTGCCTCGCCACCTGCCAAGGGTGCGCGGTCTGGCCGACCGTCGGTCGCTGCGTGCGCGAGTAGTACCTGACCTCGCCGGAGAACACGACACCCGGAAGAGTTGCGCCCGCCACATCCAACGGCACGCTCGGGCGCAGCACCAGCGTGCTGACTGTCAGTGCAGGTAGCTCGGCCAGTAGTTCGGCCCGCGCTGGCGGGATGAACTTGATCGAGACGACCGGCAGCGGCAGGCTGACCAGCACCACCACGTCGTCGCGCGGTGCGACGAAGCCCGCTCCGAACACTAAGTTGGCGTCGGTGGCAGCAGGCTGATCGAACAGCAGGTTGACAAGAGGTGGCCCGAACGCGATGCGGACTTCGGGTGCTGGCAGCGTAGCGGCCAGCGCCAATTCGCTGGGTGCGCTTGGCACGGTCTACCCCAGGATCGCCGACACCATCCGGGCATCACCACCCAGATAGAGGTTGGTGCTGGCCAGTTTCACGTCGCCACTGCCGTCGGTGCCGCTGCAGTCCAGATCCAGGGCGGTCACCTCATTGCCGTTGACCAGCCGTGCCCACGTGGCAACGCCGGTGCTGGTGATCAAGCCATCCTCCTGCTGCGCCAGCGTGAGGAGTCCGCCTGAAATCGTGCCTGCGGGTTTCGTCAGCCTGATCTCGACGAGCATCGCGCTCGTCGGCGTCGTCGCTGGTGTAGCGGGTCGGGTACCGCCATAGATGCGCAGGCGCGCCGGGTTGCTGCCCGCATCCAGAAATGACAAAGTGCCCGCCAGCCGCGCCTCGTTGTGTTCGACAGTGATGGCAACGGTCACGGCATCGTCTCCGGGTGAAGGTTGTCGGCGATCACGGCGCGGTACATCTGCTTGTGGTCGTAGCTGACCACGGTGTATCTCTGGGCCGGATCGATCAGCTCGAACCGGTACGAGCCCGTGGTGTCGCTCCAGGTCTCGGCCACCAGGACGCGGGTGTTCTCGCTGAACAGTTGCACCCGCCGCACCAGGGGCTGGTCGGGCTGGCCCTTCTCTTTGACGGTTCCGGCGATGAAGCCGTGGCCACTGAAATGGATGTCCTTGCGGCCGTTCGGAATTGGGTGGAAGTGCCAGTCGTAGCCGCCGCTGCGGCTCCAAAGCTCAGAGTTGGGGCTGTTCAATCGCATCAGGTCGCAATCGGCATTGACGCCAATGTTGGCGGCAGGATCAGGCGGCACCGAAGTCGATCCACCGGCCAGCGGCAGCAGGTCATCGGCGGCGTTCACGCCCACGGTTGCCGGAAACGCGGGCAGACCTGACGGCGTGTCACCCGCAATCGCGTGGACGCGCGCCGTAGCCCCATACAGAAACACGCCCGGAATCAGCTTGCCCCGGTAGGCGGCATCGCCAATCTGGAACATCAGCACCCCACCGGCCTTGAACTGAATCAGCCGGGCCCACGGCACACCATTGGCGTCGAAGGCCCCGACGATCACCTCGCAACGCAGGATCAATCGCTGGCCGACGTTGAAGGTCGGGGCCACGTCCGCAACACCAGCGACGGGCTTGGCTCCCTCGTTGATGCCGCCTGATACCGCCGCACCGTCACCGAAGCCGCTGTTCCAGCGGGACACGCTCCAGGAGCCGTCCAGGTGGGCAAACCGGTAGCCTTCGGAGCCATTGCCGGTGGTCATCCACAGACCGAGGTGCTTGCGGGCGCTCGGGTCGGTCAGAAACTCAACATCCGCCTCGAACCAGAAATCACCGTGTGCGGTTTCGTTGAAGCGCAGGATGGACTGGCTATTTGGGGCCGAGATATCGATGGACTGCTGCACGTTGTTGTGTGTCGCGGCCATTCCGCCCAGCACTGCGGTGTAGCCGGTGACCGGTGCCGTGGCGAAAGACTCGCTCAGCGGGTAGCTCATGGCTTACCTCCACGGGCCAGTGATGTCGAACGCGATCTGAGCGCCTTCGGTTTCCGAGCTGTACTGCGTCCTGACCAGCAAGAAGCGCTTGCCCGCTTGACCCACCACGTTGTCCACGATGGTCTGATCGCTATAGGGCCGGTCTTGGGGCATCCACAGCATCCCGGGCAGGATGCCGCGCATATGGCCGTCCTCCTGCCGCACGTAGGTGGGCAACAGCCACAAGCTGTAGTCGGCTCCATTCGGGAACGGCATCGGGCCCCGACCGCAGATCTGCTGGCCGTTGTTGGTGTTCAGCGACGTGAGGCCGAACCGGACGGGGTTGCCGAGTTGGGTGTGATTGCGCAGCAGCACCTTGCCGGTGAAGTCCAGGGACGAAACCAGCCCGTAGCCGTTGTACTGCCCCGGGTAACTCGAATAGCCGCTGCTGCTGTTGCTCCAGTAGAGGTCGTCAGCGCAGAGCACGGTGCAGTAGTTGTCGCCGGGCTTGAAGCCGCTGATGTCGCCGAAGCAATACGAGCTGCGCCCGTACCACCCGTATCCCGCAGCATTGGTGCAAAACAAAAAGAACAGGCGGTCATCGCCAATGAGCACCCAGTTGCGATTGCCACCGCCGCTGTCACCAGAGTTGTCGTAGCCGCTGGTGCGGCCGTGGTACCACTTGTACCAACCCCACTGGCCAGCTTGAACTTGCTTCCAGTTCTGCGTCGGGTTGTTCGGGTCGTAGGGGGCCTGTGCGCCAACGATGGTGTCGATGTCCGACAGGTCTTCCACGATCCCAACATTCGCCCACTTGGCCCAGGTAGTCGTGTAACCCGGCATCTTGAGACTGTCGTCGATCAGCAGGATGTTCTGCGGTGACTGAGGGTTCTTGCTGCGGTATGCAGCCTTGCCCGTCCCCGCGAATGGCTTCTCCCACCCAAGCGGAGCCACCTTGGCGCTCAGGTTCGTGGTGGTCGTCGCAGGCGACACCGGAGTGCCCGTCACCGCGTAGGTGAAGGCGGTTGTGGTCGTCGACAGCACACGGAATGAACCGTTGTACTCAGGCTGCTCGGCTCCAGCGATCTCGACCACCTGAAAAGGCCGATAGGCGTGGCCGGTGGAAATGGTGGCTGTGGCGATGCCATCGGCGAAGGTCAGCGTGTCGATGGCCTTCAAGGCGAAGCCGTTGACGAGGCAGGCATCAAGCATCGTCACCAGATCGCCCCAGTTGTTGGCGATCTGCGGTGCGCCGGTCATGCCGCTGTTGAAGTATTTGACGGTCAGGTCGGTCATCTCAAGGGTTCCTGTCTACGGTTCAAGGGGTATCCACGTCGCCGCGAATCAGCAACGTGAAGTTGTCGTCGGGCACGGATTCCGGCCCCTGCTGGACGGTGCGCACCACCCAGACCGGGAACAGCGCGCCGATGGTGTTGAAGCGCAGCACGTTGCCGGTGGCCCAGCCATTGCCCCAGCCGAGCGCAGGCAGATGGAAGTACGGCACGCCGGTCGCCGGGTTGTTGGGTGCGCAATCCGCGCTGGTATTGCCCGTGGCGATCACGCCGACGTTCTCGCCGATGACTTCGAACGAGGTGCTGTTGGTCAGGCGCACGATCCAACGCTCTGTCAGTGCTCCCCGGTTCGTGACGCGGATCGGGTACTGCGTGTTGTTGAAGGTCGCTGTTGCGGAACTGCCCGACAAGGCATCCGACCATGCGCCGTTCCACGTCGACTGGTCGAACACAAGATTCACGCGGGCAAACAGGTCACCGGCCACCAGGGCGCTGGAGACGTGACTCCCCAGCGGATATTCGTGCGTCAGGGCGCGCGTGAAACTGATCTCGCCACTGATCTGCACATCCCGCACCACGGCCATGTCCTCGATGCGGTGCTCAATGGTCACGGGCTGGCTGTAGCCCGACACGTTGATGAAGGTGACGGTGCCCGCTTCCAGATCGGTGGAGTACCCGGTGTTGATCACCGCTCCGTCGTGGCCGACGACGCGCACGCGCGACAGGCGCACCCGAGCGCAGTTGATGGTCTGGCCGTTGCTGACCGAGGTCGTGATCTTGCCGGTGTGGCCCACCACGGCGAAGCCGCCCGGGCGAAAGATCGGCACGCGCCCATCGCTGGGCAGACGCACCGGGTCGATACCAAGCAGATCAGCGTCCAGCGGCAGATAGCTGTAGGCCACAGCGCTGTAGCGCACGCTGGATGCAGCCACTGGCTCGGGTCGGAAGATCTTTCCGTCCGTGCCCACCCGGTCGGCGGCGTACCAAGGTTGGCTCTCGTTCCCTGCCGCCGTGACCATTGTTCCGAAGCGAACGCGTACCAGACCGGTTTCGTAGTCGACACCGCCGCTGATGCCGGTTGCCTCGATCTTGCCGTCAATTCCGGCCGTCACGTTTTGAGTGCCACCAACCGCGCGGGCGTACTGGATCGACAGCGACCCAGGACGAAGCGGTGCCGCGCCAGTTCGGAACACGAACTCGCTGGAGATGTTCTCGCCGACCGTGGTCACGCAACTGGCTCGCGTGATCGCGTTGTTCGTGCCCGCCGTCCAGGACGTCAGCGCCACGTCCCCGGACAGGTAGTTGATCGTGCCGCGCGTGACCCAGCCACTGGTGGTGAACTCGCGCAGGGTGCCCTGGCCGTTGTCGCCCCAAGGCTGCGCGCCACTGATGGAGAGAAGCACCGTGCCAGTCACCACCTGGGCATTCACCCCTGGTACCAGCTTGAAGGCAGGGAGGAACGGATGAGTCTCGGTCTGGTTGCTGGTCGAGCCCGCGCTGTTGTAGCGCAGCTTGACGTAGCCGGACTCGTCGTTGGGGTACAGCGATGGTGCATCGACATACTGGATGCCCGCATAGTTCAGCCGCCAGCGTCCCGTACCGTTGATGCCGGTGGCGGTGTAGACCGGGCGCGGGATGCGGATGTTGACGTCCGGGTTGAACAGCACCTGCCCAGTGGCGTAGTTCACCGTACCGACAGCGGTGCCGTTGAGGATGACATTGCCACTGCCATCATCTCGGGCGATCTGGATCGGGTCCACACCGACAGCGATGCCCATTTCGCGGATCTGAGCCAGCGTATAGGTGCCCAGCACCGATTGATCGGTCAAGGTGTTCCACTCCACCTCCAGCGAGCCAGGTTCGAGCGACCCCAGGGTGGCCGTCACCGGTACCTGCCCCGCGCCATTGCGTGAGGGATGCGCGAACGAATCCAGCTGCTTGGGGCCCGCCACATAGCTGACGGTGAGCTCCGTGCCCACCGCTGGCAGCACATTGGGCGCGAAGTCCACGCGGTTCTGCGCCACGCTCAAACTGCCAGTGGCCGCCCCGGACAGCACGCCCGAGGTGGCCGCCGTTGCGGTCTTGGTGCCACCGTACTCCCAGGACACGGTGAGCGACCCGGGTTGCACCGCCGTCCCTGCAGGTGGGTTCAATGCCAGGCTCTGGGCGGCCTTCAGGGTGGTGGACGGCTGCTGCGTCTCCTGCGTCGGCACGTTCCAGGTCAGCACGAGCGAACTGCCGACGTCGGGCAATGCGCCCAAGGTGACGACGAACGCGCCGGTGTTCCGGTTGAAGGTGCCCGCGCCGTAGCTGGCGTCCAGGCCCTTGAGGGAACCGTTGCCACTGTCGGAAAGCACATACCAGCGCCCTTGGGCCATGTAGCTGATCGACAGCGTGCCGGGCTGCGGCACCGGGTTGACCGTACCCACGTAAGACTGGCTGCGCGACTCGGGCGTGACCGGGATCTCCGAGCTTTGCGGCGCACGCAAAATCTGCGCGGCTGGCGTGTAGGTGACCGCCTTCGCGTTCGACATCGTCCCCGAGTTCAGGGTCAGGATGCCGTTGGCGTAGTCGATGTTTCCGACTGTCCCGCTGGCGGTCTTCAGCAGACCTGCGTCGTCAAAGATCGTGATGCCGTCGGTGGCGATGGTCAGTGACCCTGGCAAGCAACCGCCCGGGAGATTGAATTTGATGCTGGTCGTCCACGCGTGGCTGGCTGTGTAGCTCACCGCGACGGCCCCCGGCACCGGCAGTCCGGCGGCCGCGTAGGGAGGAACGAAGGAAATGGGCGTCTCGGTTTGCGCGCTTGGCACCAGCTGCGTGTAGATCGAGGTGCCCTTGATCGTGAAGTCGCCGACGGCGGCGGCCTGCGTCAGCGGTACTACGCCGACGTAGGTTCCGGCGTCCGCCACGACCGTGTCGCGCGTCTTGGTGCTGTTCGCGGCCCGGGTGAACGTGCGGCTTGCAGGCGAGCCGGTGAAGTCGTAGCGCAGTGCGTCGCTGATGTCGACCGTGACGATGCTGGCCTTGTAGTCCTTGTCGCCGTCGTAAGTGAAGGTGCGCTCGACAACGGACACCGAGGTGGCGCGGATGTACTGCTCTTTCTGAGTGCCCAGCCCCTCGTTCTCGATCAAGACCAAGGTCTGGCCGACATTGGGAACGGTGTCGGTGGTGCGCTGGAAAAGCTGAATCACCCGCTGACCGGCGATGTGGTTCTCGAACAGGTAGCCAGCCCACTCCGGGCCCTTGTTGAGGTAGGCCTCGATGCGGACTTGCGCCTGCTCGCGGGTGTCGAAGGTCTTCTCGGTGCTGAACAGCGTGACGCTGACGCGCGCATCCTGCGGCGGCTCTGCCACGATCACGTTGGCACCGAAGTAGGTGTCGGTGTCGTCGGTCTGCACCGACACGAAGGACTTGCGCAGGTTGACCCGACCCCCGGCGCGATCCAGCTCGGAGATGTCAGGAAAGATGGCGTTCGAGACGCCATCGGCAATGGTGTTGCCCGTGGGCGCGCCACCGCCCTCGGGCACATCCGCCATCACGGCGGACTTCAGCAGTTTCACGTCGCCGGATTGGATCGGCATTTCAAATCTCCAGGAATCGAAGGGTCATGCGATAGAAGTCAGTAGCGGCACGGGCCGGGATGCCCAGCACGGGCTCAGCTTCGATGGCCGTTTCCGCGTGGCGGAATGCCACGGTGAACGAGCGGCCATCGGCGAAGGTCAGGCCGAATCGGCCGGTAGCGCTGCCGACTGGAAGCGCGGCCCAGGCCCGTAGTTGCTCGACCGTGGCCCGAGTGACCCAAGCCATGTCGGGTGCGCCCACCAGCGTGATGGGGCGACCGGCTTGCCGGGTGGCAGACTGGATCAGCAAGGCTCCGGTGATGAGGTAAGACGTGGTTGCCACAGCTGGCGACCACGCGTGCTCGTCGCTCCACAGCAAGTCATCGGGCAATGGCAAAGCCACCCCGGTTTCGAGGTTCGTCAGTTGCATAGGGAAACCTTCAGGCAGTGCGGGCGCGAGCAGCGTCCAGCAGTTGCAGCAGACGAGACTCGTCTCGTGCGTCGACGGTGGCGTTGACCTTCTGCTGTCCCGAGGACAGTTCCACGCGTACCGTGCGGCTGGGTCCGGCATCGGTGGCCAACACCGGACGGGCCAGCCGCGACCCGCTGGGTTGCACCAGCCCGCCCGTGGCAAAGCCCTGAACGCCCGCAAGCGCACGCCCGGCCAGGGCTTGCGCCGGGGCCGACAGGTTGTTGATCGCTTCGAAGAAGCCAGCCCCGTAGCGGGACACGGCATCCTTGTTCACGACAAACTCACCCGGCGTGAGCATCGCCGGGACGGTGTCGGACTTGGCCATACCGCCGCGCCGGTAGAACTCGCCCTGGTTCTGCTCCATATAGTCGATCAGCTCACGATCCAGGTCTTTGCCCCAGAGCAGCGGTTGGGCCATCGCCTGCCGCCACGTCTGCTTGATGCGCTCCAGGTTCTGGCGCTCGTTGCCGGTGAGCGTCTTACGACTGATGAAGTCTTCCAGCGCGCGCCGATCCTGCTGGGCCTGCTTGCCGTAGCTATCCATCGTCTTGCTGCGCATATCCAGACTGACCGAGGCACCGTAGTTCCACTGGAGCCAATTGGTGTACTCGTTCATCCCCTGCAGGCCGAGGTCGATCATCTTCATAGCCTCGACTGCCTCCCGGTTCTTCTTCGGGACAATCGGCTTGCCATCGGGATCGGTGCCTTGAGATCGACCGTTGCCAAAGCCCTGCACGCGACCACCGACAGCGAATCGGGCGACACCGTTGGCCAGCCGTGAGAGCGCACCGCCGCCGTACTTCTGCACCGCCGCCTTGCGAATCACGAAGGCCCCGGCTTCCAAGGTGCGCGGCACGGTGTCGTGGTGGCCAGAGCCGGGAACCGATCCACCGCTCATTCGGGGAAAGGCCGGGGCAACAGCGCCGCCGTCAGCGAAGCGGCGCACGCCACCGCCCACCAAACCGCCAGTCGCGTTTGCCTCTACCTTGCGCACATAGATCGTGTGCGTGCTCGAGGTGTTGGCCCCGTTGAGACTCATGATTTCCGAGCGGGCTGCGTCGGCATTGGTGCTGACCTGATGCCGGGACTCGGTCTGGATGCGGTCCAGCGCCTTGATCATCCCTTCGACGTTGGTGATCGCGGCCTGCGCCTTCTCGGTCGCCACCTTCAGTTCGAACTGCGAGTTCTGGTCGGCGTAGGTCTTGAGCTTGTCCAGCGCCTCCTTGGCCTTGGACACGTCGGCATCGACCGGGAGTGTCTTGCCCTCTTTCAGCAGTTGTTCGTACTGCTGCAGCTTCTTCTCGGCCTCCTGCAAGTCGGCCTGAATCTTGAGCAGGTACTCTTTTTCTGCCAGGGCCTTGTCCAGATCGGCGATGGCTTTGTCGAAGCGGGTCGTATCGGCGTCCAGCGTGACCTTCAGACCGTCTTTCAACTTGGCCGTGATCTGGTCGATCTGGTTTTCGGTCTGCGTGAGGGTCTGCTGGATTTGGTCGCGCGCTGTCAATGCTGACTGTGCGGCCGTCTGGTGCGCCTTGGCTTCGGCATCCAGGGTCTTGTTGAGGATTTCCTCTGACTCGCGGATGCGCTGGATGGCCTGATTGACACCATCCTTGCCTTGCGCAATCTGGGTGTCCGCATCCTTGGTCTTCTGGGCCAGTTCGGCGCGCAACGCGTCTGCTTGGCGCATCAGGGCTTCGGCTTGCGCGTATTCCTGCTTGCGATAGGCATCGCGTGACTGCGATTCGAGCTGGGTGACCTGCGAAACCGCCTGTTCGGACTGCTTGCGGGCATCTTCGCCGCGCTTGGCTTCACTGGTTTGCGAGCTGGCCACCTGTGCGGCCAAGTCCATCGCCTTCTGGGCGAGTTGCCGAGCCTGCTCGAACTCGCCGTTGGCCAGCGCCTCACGTGCCTTCCCCTGGTACTCGGCGATCTGGCGCTTGCGATCTTCCGTCGCCTCGAAATCGGTCATGCCCTGCCGACGGATGTCGCTGACACGTTCCTCGGTCGTCATCGAGAGCTGGCGCTTCTCCTCCTCGATGCGCTTGATCTCAGTCAGATGCCGGTTGGCCTCTGCGTTGAGCGCATCGATGTGCTGCCGGTACTCGGCCAGCGCCTGCGTCATCGTCTGGCGCTTGGTGGCCAGGATGTCGTTTTCGACCCGCTGGACGTTGGCGCGGCGCTCTTCTTCCGTCTGACCCTGGCGGCGGGCCGACTCGATCCGCGCCTTGGACTCATCGTCAATGAGCTTCAGCGTGTCTATCGTGGACTGCCGCCGCAACGTGGTCTGCTGCGTGAGGGCTTCCGTCAGCAACTGCGTCGACTTGGTGATCAGCGCCGCTTCGGACTGCTTGGATGTCTCCAGCGCCGACTGTTCCTGCTGGTAGCGCGCCTTGACCGCTTCGATCTGGCGCAGCAGGTTGGCCTCGACGATGGACGTCAGGCCCTTGTAGGCCTCGGCCATCTTGGCGGTTGCGTCGCTGACCGTCTGATTGGCCTTGCCGACAGCCTGCTCAACCTCACCGAGGCGGGATTTCAGCTTCTCCAGGGCACTGTGGACGGCCTCGACGCCGCGCCCGACCGCCTCCTGCGTGCCCTGACGCACGGCTTCGAGCCGCTTGGCGATTTCCTCGGCGGTCGTCGCAGCGGTGTTCATTGCACCCTTGGCCGCATCTGCCCCCTTGGTCGCGTCGGAGTACATCTGCGCGAAGATCTGGTTCATCTCCGCGAGACGAGCCTCGTGGCGCTTGGTCGCCTCGGCAATCGTGTCCGAGGTGAAGATGGCGGCGAATGCCTCCCAGCGGTAGCGCAACTGCTCGACTGCCTTGACCAGCATCTCGACCATGAAGATGCCCGCCTTGCGGACGATCTCGAACTTCTCCGACAGCCACGTGCCGATCTCCCAGCCGACCAGGAAGGCACCCAGCACAGCGAATGCCGTCTTGAGCAAGCCGACGCTGGCCACGGCGGCCGACACCGACAGGTTGGCCGTCGTCCACGCCGCCGCAGTGGCACTGGCGGCCGTGACGGCCGCCGCACCGGCGGTCTGCCACGCGGTGATGAGCGCCGGGATCAGGCGGTAGATCAGCACCGCCAGACCGACTTCGGCGATGCGCTTCAACCACTGCATGACCGTGTCGAGGTTGTTGGCGAGCATGGTCAGAGCCTCGGCCAGCTTCTTGGTCAAACCCGTCGATTCATCGACCCGGTTGATCCACTGCCCGAAGGCATTGCGCAGGCGTTCGAAGGCCTGGCTCACGGTCTGCGGCAGTTGGGCGTACTCGCTGGCCAGCTTGTCCTTCTGGCTCATCAGCGCGTTGACGACCACATCAGCAGTGAGGCGGCCTTCCTCAGCCAGCTTGCGCAACCGTCCAATGGGCACATTCAAACCATCGGCCAGGGCCTGCGCCAGCCGGGGGCTGTTTTCGACGACGGAGTTGAATTCCTCGCCTCGCAGCACACCAGACGCCAGGGCCTGCCCGAACTGCAGCAGGGAGGACTGCGCTTCGGTAGCCGATGCGCCCGACAGGCGCAGTGCCTGCGAGATGCTCTCGGTGATCGTGAGTGCGTCCTTCTGCTCGCCACCCAGCATCCGCACGGCCTGCTGGAGCTTGCCGTACAGGGTGGCCGTTTCCTGAATCGGCACGCCGATGCGCTGGGCGATGTCGAAAAGAGCCGCTTGCGCGGTGGTGAACTCACGCTGGCCCGCCGTCGCCAGCTTGAGGCGTGCCGACATCATGTTCCATGCGTCGGCGATCTGGACGATCTCTTGCACCTTGCCAGCGGCCCAGTTGATCGACAGGAAAGCCAGCAACTGCGTCTTGGCCGTCGCCACCTGATCGCCGAAGGCCGACATCCCGGCCTTGACCTCGGCCATTCCGGCTGCAGCCTTGGCCCCGGCGGTCTTGGCGGTGGTCGACAGCTCACCCAGACTGCGCTCGGCCGACGTGATGGCGCGTTTGAGCCCATCGTCGGCCCCTTCGAGCGCGACGAGGATGGAAATTCGCTTGGCCATGAATCAATCCACCGTGCTGATCTGTTTCTCGACGGCCGCCGCCAGACGCGGGATGCGACCCGCGACCAGCCGCTCGACATCGAGGCGCTTCTTGAGTACGACCTTGGGCACCAGGACGGCAATCGGGATGTCCGCGCCGCGCTTGAGGCGCTTGATGCCCTCTGCCTTGCGGTAGCGGCGCTTGAAGCCCGCCAGTGGCCGGTCGTGCTCTTTGATGTTCTCGGCCATCAGGACGATGTTTCCCTTCGCGTTCTTGATGAAATAGGCATTGCCGCCGCGCATCAGCTCGGCCACCTGCGCCTTGAAGCGCTTGCGGCCCACCCGACCGTTCAGTGGAATCAGCATCCGCCCGGCAATCTGGCCGCCGGTCTCGTGCATCCCCGACCACGGAATGCGCGAACCCACGTACAGCGCGGGCAGTCGGTTCGGGTCTTTGTCCAGCACCTTGGCGCTGAAGCCCTTGAGGAAGGACTTCTTGACCACGGCCATCTGGCTGGCGACGTGGCTGCGCACGTCCTGCTTGAGTTCGACCGCCTCGCTGGCAATCGCCCGCGACACCGCCTTCTTGACCTTGTCGCGGAATTCGCCGCCCCAGCGGCGCAATTGCGCCTGGGCTGCGGCGCTATCGATCTGGACGGAAATGCGCATGGTCATCAGGCACGGTCGATGGCCTTGTCAGTAAGTCGGTCGAGGGTTTGGTCGAGGTGGCGGGCATCGCTGCGCGTGCCGATGGCGATCACCGACAGCAGCCGTGCATCGCGGGCCGCATCGGTGCGCGCCGTCGCTGCGACGAAGCCGCGCACCTGCGCCAACGTGTAGTCGAGGATGTCGGGCAAGCGGTGCCCGTGCTCGATCAGGTGCTGGACGGCATCGAACCAGCCGCCGCTTTCACGATGGGCGGCAGCTTCACTTGGCCGAACAGCCCGTCGAGCTTCGGAATCACCGTCCGGGTAAAAAAATCGGCGTTCACCTCGATCACCTTGGCCGCCAGCAGGATTGCCTCGTCGGCAGCCAGCTCATCGACCCACGCCCGAGGCTTGCCGACGGCAATGGCGATGGCCGACAGCAGGTCGTCGCCGCGCTCGCCGAACAACGCCAGCCAGTCGATGTTGGAGGCAGTGAGCTGCTGCATCACCGGCGAGATCGCTCGCAGAAAACCGGGCATCTGCCCGACCTTCAGCGGTTTGATGGCCAGCGGCTCACCGTCGATCACCAGTTCGACCGCCTGCGGAATCAGGGTGTCCAGACCACTCATGGCAACATCCATCACAGTTGCACGATGCGGCCGAACTGGCCCAGCACCGCGTCGAAGGGCTTGGTGGTGTCGGCCAGCAGCGATCCCTCCAGCTCGAATTTGTTGTACTCGTCCGAGATGAAGGAGATTTCCTTCAGCGGATCGAATGCCACGCGGTAGAGCTCGACCAGCACCTTGGCATTGCCCTGGGCCGTGTTGATGCCTTCGAGCCGCAGGAAGCGTTCTGGCAGCGCCTGCGTGAAGATGCCGATCTCGGTGGCCACACCGTAGGCGTAACTGGCCTTGAACGGCGCAGTGAAGCTGGTGGTATCCAGAAACTGGAGGGCACCGAAGTCGGGATCAGCCGTGTAGTTCGTGCCCAAGGCCAGGGTCGCGGGCGTGCCAGCCGAATCCGTCACGACCAAGGACGACACCTTCGGGTGGGCCAGGAAGTAGCGGTCGCCCGCAATCGGCGTGGCACCGCCCACTGGCTCGGCGGTGACCGTGCCCGGCGTGCCGACGACGTGGTTGCCGTACAGGGCCAGCGCGAGGTTCTCCTTGGTGAATTCCTCGATGGTGAGGTTCACGGTGGCGGACTTCTGCTTGACCATCCGGTGATCCAGCGAGCGCTGGCCGGTCTGGCTCTCGTAATGCTCCAGGACGTCGGTCTTGAGGGAGAGCTTCAGCTCTGCGACGTTGCCGGGCGAGCGCACTTCGATGGGAAGGCCGTCGATGTCGCGCTTGCCGAGAAAGACGCGGCCTTGAAAACTGGCATAGGTGCTCATTGCTTGGGTTCCTTGCGTTGTAGGGGTTTGGGTTCGGGGACGGGTTCAGAAGTTGGGGCGGTCGGCTCCGGAGTGGCGATGCCTTGCGCGATCAGCCAGTCGGCTGAGGTGGCGTCGCTCTCGATCCGGTCACCGACGCCATAGGTCTTGCCCGCGTGGGTGTGCGGGCGTGTCAAAACAAGCTGGGTCATAGGGGTCATCCAAGGGTTGAAAGGTCATTGGCCAGCGTCCGGTACGTGATGCGGTAACGCGCCGGGAGGGCCACGGCCACCGCGTCGGCGTCCTCGATCTCCCATTCGCTCTCTTGCTCACGGATGCCCAGCGCCAACCCACCGAACGCGCCGTCCCCGAACAAGGCGGTGTGGACAGCGGTTAGCAGACGGTCGGCCTCGGTTTCGGGGGACGCAGGTGGTGCCGACCGTGCCAGCGCGACGACGCGGATGGTCAGTTCGCGTGTGACGCGGTCGTTGGCGCGCTCGGTGATGGACTCCGACTCGGGAAACACCGCCAGCGCCGGACAAAGATCGCGGCTGATGGCCACCGTGGGCGACCGGTGCAAAGTGGCCCCGAGACCTTCGACTGCCGGACGGACAGCCACCATCACCGCCAGCAGAATCTGCTCGCGGATCGAGTTATTTGCCATGGGTTTACAGCCGGGTGAGCTTGGCGCGGATCTCAGAGCCGTCGCCCACGGCACGGATGTCTCGCACCTGGAAGGACGTGCCACCGATTTCGACAACTTCGCGGACTGCAAGACCCCCGAATGCCGTGACCGGGTAGGTCATCTCGTAATCGGTGCTCAAAGTCAGACCATCGAGGAGCGATTCATCCGGCGAGGCAAAGCCGACCTGATGCCGTTGCGATGGCGCACCGTTAGACGGATACCAAAGGCACTCCTTCAGCAGCCCAGCGTTCGCGGCCGACTCATAGATCTGGGCGACCAAACTCATACGCCACCACCCATGACGAGCCTGACCAGAACCCCGGGACGATGGCACATCGGTAGCGGGTTGGCCTGAGTGTGCAGATCTGTGCCCCTGTCGAATTTGCGCGGCTCCTGCTTCGCATAAAGCTGCTGGCCCATCGTGTTGACAGTCTCGTTGAAGTCGGCCGGCGCAAAGTAAGTTCCGAAGGTGTCGATGGTGCCCAGAGGGAACGCATGTGCTTCGCCAGCAGCGATGAAGCGACGAACCGTCTTGTTGACATCAGTCGCCTTGCCTCGGTACTCCTCGAAAGTGATGCCGCCAAAAGTGAAGCCACGGCGAACATCATTGATAAGGACGGCGCCTTGCTGCCAGTTCGTGAAGGCAGTCTTGACATCCTTGTGGCCGGTCAATGCCTTGAAAAACTCTGGAGAGCACAAGCAGTGGACTCCCGTCATGAACTCGCCGAGAAGGGCTTCTTCGATGATGCCCAACACATCAGTGCATTTGCCCTTGACGTCAGTGCCAGTAGTCGGGCTGCTGATTTCGAAGTCCACGCTCTGTTGATCGATGCCAAACTCATCAAACAGGTTGTAGATACGGCTGCCGTCGGCGTCGAGGATCTCGCCTTTCAACGCCCCCATGCGCAAGTGCTCTAGGGTGATGGCGTGCTTGTTGCGCATCGTCTCTAAGTGTTGGGCCAGAACTCCGGCAATCGACTCCATTTCGGTTTCGCTGCCAAAAGCACGTAGACCTTGAACCTCCTCGGGCAACACAACGTCGTCGTGCGGGATGTGCGGAACGACGAAGGAACGGACGGTTCGCTTGCCACGCACATTCACTGTTCCCGGAGAGCCTGGCGGCTGGGTCGGAAGGAGGTTCAGGACACCGGCGCGTTCTTCGACAATCACCTGGCGCGTTCGAACCGGCTTGGGCGGAAACAGATTCAACTCCTCCATGCGTCCGTAGCGGTTGGGGATCAAGTTGATGGCTGCAGTCATTGATGCCATCGAAAATGCCGGACTGATGAATGGGTTTTGCATATTGAGTCTCCTTGGCGTTATGCGCCGATACGCACCAGGACGCCCAGTGCTTTGAGTTGTTGGATCGCTGCTTGCTGCTCCGCAGTCGTGATGCCGGTGGGCCAATGCAGTGCGTGGTCTGACACGATGGCGTGACGCGCCACCATCAGCCCGTCGTTGCGGTCGGCGAGAGCAGCATCGGCGTCCTGCATCAGCACACCAGCGGAGTACTGGCTGCCATCGGTGGCCGACGGGTCGATCTGCTTGACCTTGCCCGTCGCCGTGATCTGCCCGAGCACCGTACCCAGCGGCAAGGTCTGGCCAGCTGCCACGGTCACGCGGTCGCGCGAATAGAGATTGGGCGCCTCATACTTCAGGAGGTCGCCGAGGTTGATTGGTTCTTGCATTGCGGGCACGGGATGCTCCTTTTTGGGTTACTTGGTGCCCAGGCGACTTTTGACGGCCTGGATCAGAGGGTTGTGGGGAGAGGCATGATGGCCAGCGCTACTCGTCGACATGGCAGACTGCGGGTCGATGCGGCTGACGATTTCAGGACTGGCTTCGGCCTGGGTGGCCAGCAACTGGCTGCGCACCTTGGCGGGTGATGCCTTCGCTTCGAGGAAGCCCGCGATCAGGTCGGTGCGCCCGGCCAGGGTGCAGGTCTGGGCGACCTCAATCGCGTCGGCCATGGTCATGGCGGTGGCGGCGGCCGGTTGAGAAAGACTGCCATCAGGATCAGCAGCAAGCCGATCAGGAGCAGCGGGGTCGGTTCGATCATTCATGGAAGACTCCATCTGGAGGTTGCTAAAAAGACCGGAGTGGCTTGCCGCCAACTTCGGGAGTGGGGAAACGGATTCGAGGAGCTGGTCGAGCGCATCGTCGAAGGTGCCGATGGCATCGGCCAGCCCGATGGCAACGGCGGCTTGCCCGAAGAACAGCCCGGCCTCCGTGTCGCGCACGGCAGATGCCTCGATGCCCCGGTTGCGGGCCACCGTCTCGACGAACAGGCCGTAGACGCGATCCACCTCGCCCTTGAGAAAGGCGTGGGCTTCGCTGGAAATCGGCTCGTGCGGGTTGAGATCGTTCTTGCGGTCGCCCGCGAAGACAGCCGTGTAGCGAACGCCGTCCTGGGCATCCCTCTTGGATTGGTCGACGTGCATCGCAATGACGCCAATCGAGCCGACGCCGCCAGTGCGCGAGACGAATACCTTGCTGGCAGCAGACGCCAGTGCGTAGGCCGCTGAAAAGGCCATGTCGTTGGCCACGGCCCAGACCGGCTTCGTCTGGGCAGCCGCACGGATGCGGTCGGCCAGATCGAACACGCCGCCCGACTCGCCACCCGGTGAGTCGACGTCAAGCAGGATGGCGGCGACATCCGGGCTGGCCAGCGCGGCGTCCAACTGCGCGCTGAGACCGGCGTAGCTGGTCAAGCCGGATTCGGCTTCCAGGCCCACGGTGCGTCGCACCAGCGTGCCGTGGATTGGGATGACCGCGACCTTCGTCGTCTGGGTGGCTGCGGGACGCACGGGCGGCGTGAAGGCCGAGGGTGCAGCCAAGTCAGCCAAGCCGATCCGGGGGCCGAGCACGGCCAGGATCACATCAAGTTTTGGGCGATGGATCGCCAGCGGCACACCGTAAAGGCGTGCCGCCAAATGGGGCAACAGGGTCATGGGATTCCTTCAGGCAGACGATGTGTCGCTGGTTTGCGTGGTGTCTGCAGCGTTCTTGTTCGGCTCGGCGCTTCCGCCGTCCTTGGACGTGCGGCGCGGGTCGGAGTCGAAGATCAAGCCGAGGTCGTCGGCCCGCTGGTTGTCGGCGGCGATCTCGCGGTCAACGTCCTCAGCGTCGTAGCCAAAGGCAGCGATGGCTTCCGAGCGGCTCATCAGGCCCGCCCGGATGGCCAGCAGCATTGCCTTGAACTCCTTCTCAGGATCGACCCATTGCCAGCCCTGGGGAATCCACTTCACCTGCAGGTACTGGCGGCGACGGGCTGGGCCGCCACGCGCGAAGCCGGGAGCTTCGATGGCACCGGCGAGCACGGCCTGCTTCATCCACGC